TGGATGTCGTTGCAGCCCTATGCGATATGGAACTATCAGGGGCCAACATTGACGTTAAAGAACTCACATTGTTGAAGGCACGTCTTGAGAAGGACATCGATCTTGCACGAGCAAAGGCGTGGAAGTTAACAGGTAAACCATTCTCCATGAACTCAGTGAAGGAGAAGCAGGAGTTACTGTTCTCATCTAAAGAAGAAGGTGGTCGAGGTATTCGTCCTAACCTTCGTATCCGTATTGCACTTACTACAAAGGGTCAAGAGGTTGCTGCAAGTAACCCAGAAGCATTAAACATACGTCACTACTCAGTGTCTTCTGATGCCTTGGAGTTCTATCGCAAAAAGGATGAACTTGTAGATGCAATCCTTGAGTACCAAGACCTTAACAAATTGATGACCACCTATGTGATGCCTTACTTAGGTGGAGAGATTACTCGTACCACTATGGGTAAAGAGAAGATCGTTGACAAGAAGAGCCTCATGATTAACGGCAAGGTACACACGAACTTTAAAGCGCATGGAGCAGAAACAGGACGTTTCTCCAGTAGTGACCCTAATTTACAGAACATCCCTAGTAGTGGAGAGTACGGAAAACTTATTCGTAACCTGTTCATCGCACCACCTGGGTACAAGTTAGTTGTTGCAGATTATTCACAGATTGAACCACGCATCATTGCAGCCTTCTCAGGTGATCCAATTATGGTAGAGAACTACAGGACTGGTGGAGATATCTACACGACTATTGGTGACACCATGAAGGTAGATCGTAAGGCTGGAAAGGTATTGGTTCTATCGATTGCTTACGGCGTTGGACCAGAGAAGATTGCACAGAGCATCGGTTGTTCGGTAACAGATGCTAAAGATTTGTTGGCGCGATTTGAAGCGCAGTTCCATGACATCTCTAAGTACAAAGCAAAAGTAATTCGACAGGCAACTGGGAAGGCCCCTATACCATATGTGGAAACCATCTTTGGCCGTCGTCGTTATATCCCAGAGTTAAAGAGTCAAGACAGAGGACTAAAGTCACGAGCAGATCGTCAGGCATTTAATACAGTAATTCAAGGATCTGCTGCAGATTTAATGAAATTAGCCATTGTTAGAGCACATTCTTGTTTTACTGATGAACCAGATGTGAATGTCGTGTTGACTATCCACGATGAATTAGTTACCGTTGCTCGTGAAGATCTAGCAGAAGAGACGGCAGAAGCAATCCGTGTGTCGATGGAAGGTATTCACCTACCAGAGATTACAGTTCCTCTTATTGCTGATGTAAAAATTGTAAACAAGTGGGGAGAAGCAAAGTGAGTAATGCAGACTGGTGGGCAAAGCAGTTAGGTGCACAACCACAAACGCCACAACAACAAGTCCCTGTAGCAGCACCTCGTCCTGTAAATAATCCAATGCCACCCTCGCAACAACCGATGACTCAGTTTCAACCTGTGCAACCACAGCAACCTGCATCACGAGCACAGAGCGCATCACAGACAGCATCATGCCCAGAGTGTGGTGGAACTAACTACATGTCTGTTCAGAATGCTGCACCACGCTGCTATGACTGTGGTTACCCAATCAGTCAATCAGGAAGTCGTTACGGATCATTAACTGGAGCAAAAGTTGAAGGTAGTGCAAAAAGTGCTATTGGTAATGATGTGCAAAGCAACTGGAACCCGCAAGGGATTATTGGGAGAATTGACGGATGAATGATGAAGCACGAAAGATTGTTGCAACCCTTAACAAAAAGTTTGGCAATAATGTGGTGGTTATTGCGTCTGATATTCGGTCTGATCTTATTCCTCGTATTACAAGTGGGTCTACTACTCTTGACTATGTTCTTGGTGGTGGTTTCCCAGGTAACCAGTGGAATGAACTTATTGGTGAACCGTCTCACGGTAAGACGGCAGTTGCGCTCAAAACAATCGCAGCAAACCAAGCACTAAAAGAAGACCACACAACAGTCTGGGTTGCTGCAGAACAATGGGTTCCAGAGTACGCAGAGATGTGTGGAGTAGACACCAGCAAAGTAATTGTTATTGAGACAAACATTATGGAAGAGGCTTACCAAGCCGTCATAGAGTTCGCAGAATCAAAGTCAGTAGACGCCATTGTTATTGACTCCCTTCCTGCCCTTTCACCAGCCCCCGAAATGGAGAAGGACATGAATGAAATGACTGTTGGAAGGGGAGCACTCTTAACTAACAAGTTCTTTCGTGTAGTTGGTTCTGCAATCAAGCGCAGTCTGGTTGAAGATGAACGTCCAGTGCTCGGTCTCATAATCAACCAGTACCGCATGAAGATCGGCGTGATGCATGGAGATCCTCGTACCACTCCTGGTGGTGAAGGAAAGAACTATGCATTCTTTACTCGTTGCGAGATTCGTAGAGATGAGTGGATTGAAGTTGGACCTAGCGGTAATAAGAATCGTGTAGGTCAACGCATCAAGGTTCGCACATTGAAAAACAAGACTGCACCACCACAGCGTGTTGCATATTTTGATTTTTATTTTGCAGAAGGTGGAGATTGTGCTGCTGGTGAGTATGACTTTGCCAAAGAAGTTGCATCACTTGCAGTTGTCAAGGAGATCATTCAGCGTAAAGGCGGATGGTATTACTTTGGCGAAAGAAAGTGGCAAGGTATTGATCCAGTGATTGCAAGTATTCGTGAAGAAGTGGATCTTAAAGAACAGATTCAAAAATTAGTATTTGAAACATCAGATCTACCAATGGCGGAGGACAGCGATGACTAAGAAGTTTGTAGTAAATGACGAAGAGTGGGCACAGGTACTAGAGAAGGGCGTAGAGGATTACACCGACATGCTCTTTGAAGCGGTCTGGGATGGTACTGAGGATGTAATTCCTGAGACTCTTTCGGGAGAACCGTTCTGTGGTTGCGGTGCCTGCTTCTGGAGAGAAGCATTGTTTTTCCTTGTACCACGATTGATCGAAGGTTATGAGGAAGGCAAAATAGAACTTGAAGACTGAAGGTCAGAAGCAATCCCAGAAGCATGAGAAGAGACTCGCTAAGAAAGTTGGTGGGTCTACTAACGCTGCGTCTGGAGCCTTCTGGTCTCGCAAAGGTGATGTACGTTCAACTGATCTATTGATTGAACACAAGTGGACAGGCAAGAAAACTAAAACGATTAAATCAGACGAATTGAAGAAGATAACTACTGAAGCAATCCTTGATGGAAGAATGCCAGTGTTTGGCCTTCATCTTGATGGAGTGAACTACGTGATACTTCTTGAAGACGACTTCCTAGAGATGAGAGAGACCCTAGACAACCATGGAAGACTTTGATGAACCAGAGTACGCATGGAGATACCAAGCACGATGCTCAGGTCAAGACACAGATATCTTCTACCCTCCTCGTGACAAGGAGCAGTACAAAGAAATTGCTAACAGGGCAAAAGCATTCTGTTTTGGTGAAACAGGAAAGAACCCTTGTCCAGTACGAGCAGAGTGTTTATGGGATGCAGTTCGACGAGACGAGCCTCATGGAATCTGGGGAGGACTCAGTCACCGAGAAAGAAACGCCCTCATGCGAAAGTGGCAAAAACTAAAGAAGACTAAGAAGACAACACAGACCCTAGAAGAGTTTATTTTCAGTATAGATAAGGATTACTAATGCCTTCCAAGACAGACTTCCAGAAGTATCTAGATACTAAGAAGACAGATACTCGTCTTACTGGTCACATTGAACGTCATCTTATGAAGAAGGCACCAGGAGATCGAAGCACCACAGTGCTTCACCCTTCTGAAATGATCAAGGCTGATTTCTGTCATCGTTACTCGTACTACCTACTTACTGGTGGTAAGAAGATGGAGAAGAACCCAGGACTGACACTGCAGAACATTTTTGATGAGGGTCACTTCATTCATGAGAAGTGGCAGAACCGCATCTATGAGATGGGCAATCTCTGGGGAGACTTCAAGTGTGTGAACTGCAAAGGAATTACCTCTGGCCTATCACCTGCAGAGTGTCAGCATTGCAAGTGCACCACACTGCGTTATGACGAGGTCAAGATGCTTGATCCAGAGTTGCGTATTGCAGGACACACTGATGGCTGGGTCAAAGGTCTAGGTGATGATTTCCTCATTGAGATCAAGTCAATCGGTGAAGGGACATTGCGCTTTGAAGCACCTGACCTTCTCTACGATGCAGATGGTGACTTGAACAAGGCATGGAAGAACATTCGTCGCCCATTCAGAGGTCACTTGTTGCAGGGACAGATGTACTTAGAGTTAGCCAAGCGTATGTTTGGTGATGAAGCACCTAAAGAGATTGTTTTCCTGTATGAACTAAAGTCAAACCAAGCGTACAAAGAGTTTACGATCAAGGCTGACTACGAAGTTGTAGATCGAATCTTCTTCAAAGCAGAAAAGATCATTAAGGCAGTCGAGGCTGGAATCATGCCTACGTGTAACGTGAGTGAAGAAGGTTGCAAGCAGTGCAACCAGATTGAGGAATAATGCTAAACCTAGGTGATGGATCAAAGCAGGCTGTTGAGAAGATGAAGGAGCAGAACATCAACCTGTGGCCTGAGCAGGACAAGCAGCCACCTATGCCCAAGGACATCTCCCTGCTGGAGAGCGATGAACTCAGCGCCTTGTTTACACGCCTGACAGCCTGGTCTAACTTCGTAGCGGGACAGTTAGCAGCATCACAGGTAGACGAGAAGGTGCTGGAAAAACGCCGAGACATGCTTGAGGCAAAGTTGCTGATTATGAAGGACACCAGTAAGGTTAAGGGTGAACGGGTGACCATGATGAAGGCTCAGGTGATGGCTGATCCAGACTTCATGGACGTTGAGGAACGTTATATGAGTGCCTATGCGTACCGCAAGATGTTAGAGGTTGTGTATAACAACTTCGAACGTGATGTGGCGTTGGTATCCAGAGAAATCACTCGTCGAACTAATGACGTACGAACGGGACGAAAGGATAAGTTCAACACATGAAAAAACTACTTACACTATTTGTATCAATTCTGGTACTTGGTACCACGTCGGTACCAGTACAGGCAAATACACCACCAGCAGTTGTTGTTATAGACACTGGCACTAACACATCGTTATTCCAAAACAACATTGCCTATGAGGTCTGCTTAGTGACTTCTTTTAAATGCCCAAACGGAAAGATGACGATGGAGGGAACTGGCGCAGCCAACATCCCTGTCACAACCAATAAAGATTTAAACCATGGAACACAGATGATCTCATTGGTACTGCGGTTTAATCCAACAGCAAAGATCATCCCTATTCGTATTGTAGGTATTACTCCAAACAACACTCCAGGGTTTTACACCATGGATGATGTGCAGGCGGCACTTAATTGGGTTGTTGCCAACCGAGTGAAGTACAACATTGCAGTTGTCAGCCTTGCACAAGGCGCAATTTTTGCAGGATGTAAAGTTCCAGCAGGAATGGCAGAAAACATTGCAGCACTTAAAGCAGCAAATGTTCCACTGATCACCGCAGTTGGTAATAACAGCAATCGCACATCGGTGTTCTCACCAGCATGTCTACCTGACACAGTTTCTGTTGGCGCAACAGATAACCCATGGCCAGGTTCACAACCTATTGAGTACGATCCAAAGGCTGCTCCTTACATTGCACGCTACAGCAACGGTGCACAAGGACAGACCGATTTCTTTTTAAATGGTCGTTGGAATGCGATGCAATTAAATGGAACAACAAAGTTCACTACTGGTACATCAGGTGCAACAGCAGCCTTTGCTGGTTGGTGGTTATTGAATAGAAAAGCAACCTTTGATGAGACCTTCAATGCATTGATGGTTACAACTGTTGATGCTAAGAACGAGTTCCAGACAGGAAAGTATGTCCGACTCCCATAAGCCGACTGTGCTTGAAGAAGCGCAGAGTTTAATCACTGGGGATCGTAACTACACTTACGATCATCCTCTTGATAACTTCAACCGAATTAAAAAGGGTTGGGAAGTTATTTTCGGTATTGATATTACTGAAGAACAAGTAGGACTAGCGATGGCTTGGGTAAAGATTGCACGAGAGACATACATGCACAAGAGAGATAACTTGACGGACGGGGCAGGTTATCTTGGGACCATTGAGATGGTCATAGATGAAAGAGCCCTCCGTGCCAACAAAACTATTTGATGGCGGTTTAACAGCAGAGCAAGTCCTCGTTGCGATTGGTATTGACCAATCGTTAACGGGGTTTGCTTTGTCTGCAGTAAGTATTGCAGAACCAGAAAAACACATCACATGGGTATACAAGTCTCCGTATTTTGGTATTGAACGGCTTGTAGATATTCGTCAGTGGTTGATAGATACCCTTGACTATGTGTCTGAAAATCACGGCATCATAGACATCGCTATGGAAGGCTCAGTCCTTGCTAGTCACTCAGCCCTAGTCCTTGGTGAGTTGGCTGCGGTAGTTAAGATGGCACTTTACGATTATTTTGGCGAAGATGAGATGGGTCGTTATCCATTGAAAGTTCCACCAATGACGTTAAAGAAGTACGCCTCAGGTAAAGGAAACGCCAAAAAGCAAGAGATGTTGATGCAAATATACAAGAGGTGGGGCATAGAGTTCAATGATGACAACGCCGCAGATGCCTACGCTCTAGGAAGGCTTGCTGGAAAAACTGCGATTGATGAAATCGAGAAGGCAGTAGCCAAACAAATTGAGGACCCTAAATACCGAGACCAAGCAAGACTTTAGCCTTACCCTTTGGTTAGGAGCGGCACACTAATTCGAACCAAAGGACTAATAACTGTGACAGAATCAATTTCACCTATTTCTGCTGACGAACCGTTCCTACGTGTCAGCGCCTCTTCAAATCCTCAGAGTGTTGCCTCAGCAATTGCTCACGCAATCTACGACAAGAAGGAAGTAAAACTTCGTGCTGTCGGTGCAGGAGCGGTAAATCAGGCAGTTAAAGCAATTGCAATTGCCAGAGGCTATGTAGCCCCACGAGGTATGGATTTATCTTGTATTCCAGGATTTACCACTATTGAGTCTCGTGATGGTGAGATCAGCGCCATCGTGTTTGCTATTACAGCCAACTAAAACAGACGTATCCTTGGAACAAGACTAAGGAGTCAACATGGCCAATTGGACAGATATGGGTCACGCAATGCGTCGTCGCATGGGCGCACCTTCAAACCATCATGAATCGGTAGGTAAGAGAATGAAAAACAACCTAACACCAGAGCAAATTGTGGCAACAGGTGCACGAGCCTACATGGGTAGCGCAGCAGGTGGCTTTACTGCACCAAGTGCAACACCAGTTGCTGGAAAGTTAATGCCAAAGAAGAACACACAGGCTGGCGATCCAACAATCATGAACAAAGCAAATCGCCAGAACGTTGAGCGTAAAGGTGCACAGCATCGCATTACTGCAAAGATGCCTGCTCCAATTAACAGCGAAGCAGGAGCAACAATGGCAAATGCACGAGTCATTCCTTCAGTTATGGGAAGACAAGCACCTAACTTTAACAGCGGCGTAGATAGCACCTACTAATTATGAGTGACTCACTATCATCGAGTCAGTTCCAGCCAGTACGACCAGATATGACACCACCGTTGTCATTAAGTAAGGCAACGACTGGAAGTGCAGCGCAGGCAACTGCATGGCGTAATCAGTCTCTTGGTAAGGGTGGACCTTTAGCGTATTCATCTAAGACTAGAGGAACAACCTTTAGTTGGGATGACACTGCCTCTCCTTCTCTTCCGCAATCTGATAAAGGTGCAGGTAGAAACCAGTGAGCAGAAAGCGTCCTGCAATTCGACTTGAAAAACTCATTCGACCTGAGGGTGTTCACCCTGCGTTGAGTGCAGTTGAATTTGCAGCACGCACAAATGCTAAGCCAGTAAGTGATCGTGGACTAACAATGAATGTTCGTACTGGAGTTACTACTGACGAGCAACCAGCCGTTGGCTATGCAGTTGGTGGAGAACGTGATGTACAGGGTCGCCGTATTAACACACAAAAAGTTAGTACAGGAAGTAAAGACCCTAAAATTAGCGCCAATGAAGTTTCTAAGTTCTCAGAAAAAGTACGCATGGGAACTAAAGATAAAAATGTAAACATCGGCTCATGGGTAGATCCAAGTAAGCCAAAGAGCGGTGTTCAACTAGATGCTTCTCGTGTTTACACAAGCAAAAAAGAAGCCACAAAGAAGATGGAAGAACGTAAGGAAGACGCCATGTACAACGTCCAGACTTACGAGAACGTTCCTAATACTAAGAAAAAGCCACGAGAGAAGAATCGATAATGGCTGGCGGGTACAATAACTTTTCACCATCGCAGAACTGGCAATCGCTAGGTGCTGGTGGTCTTAACGGCTACAACAATCAAGGTGGTGCAGGTACTCCTGTAGCCCGTGACACCATGGATTCACTTCGTATTGGTGTTGGAAGAGTTCCATCTGCGGAATACCCAGATGGCTACCTTGGTACTATCCGCTCACGTCGTGATGACCGTTTGTTGGATAGCATCAAGAACCGTGTTAACCAGAAGTCATACCAGCGTGGTGTACACAAAGGTGAGCGCATTGAGCCATCTATGTACTACTGGCCTAAAGAGTTTAATCCTGACATGGGTCTAGCCCGTCAGATGAAAGCAACACTAGTTAACCGAGATGGCGCAGTGTCATACATGATTCCTCGTAGCGCACCACAGACTCATCTTACTCCTGCTCCTCACCTCGTCAATGACGGTAAAGCCAACACACAGTCTAACCAGCCAGGAGAGATCAATGCACGTCGTCAGGCAATGCTTGCTTATTTAAGACCAACGTGGAACTAACATGGCTAAATTTGGTGTAGACCCACACGGTCGCTGGGATAAAAACCTAGCAGAGTCTCAATTCAAGGGACATGTTGAAAATATTATTGGTAAATATCGTCAAGCCTCACCTGAATTTATAAAGGGTGGAAACGAATGGTACGAAAAAGCACATGAAGAAGCCTCTAGAGTTGGTGGTGGAGATGTCCGACGTGGTGCAGGAGTTATTGCTGCACTCTCTCCGCTAAGTGATTGGGAACGTAACGTTAGACAATCTCATGAGTTAAGAAAAACTGGCACAGTACAAGGTGCTCTTCTTCCAGCAAACGTAGAAAAGGCTCGTAGAATTCATCAAGGAGAAGACCCTGAAAAGGTTCTTGGTGGACATAAAGTTACTAACTTCTTTCACAACATTAACGATCCAAGCAGTCCACACGCAGTAACTATTGACCGTCATGCATATGACATCGCAATGGGTCGTCCATTTATTGGGCAAGGAAAAGGAAAGAAGGCTGAAGAGCCACGACAAACTGGAACTATGTCTCAAGATCTAGGACTTAGTTCGTTAGGTCGCTACAAGCACTTTGCTCGTGCATACCAGCATGCTGCTGGAGAGTTAGAAGTCCCACTTCCTCACCAGGTACAAGCAACTACATGGGTAACTCATCGAGGTGCAATCGGATGACACAACACGTAGACGGAGTTTATGACCACACCAAGCCTTGGCGTGCACCGATCAAACCTGATCAGGTAGCAAAGCGCTATCAGTACAACGGCCCATGGTCAACGAATGCAGAACGCCTAACCTCACAGGCTTTGATGGTAATGAACATCCCTGGAGCAGATATTCAGGCCATGGTTCGCCCACCATTGCCACAAATCCAACTCTTTCCAGAACGTTATGGATACGAGAGAAAACAACCAGGAATTGATGACATCGTAACCGTAGATCGAAACTATACTGAACCTCGTATCTCTTGGTTCTCTGGTGGAGTGGCTGGTTACCAAGCAGCAGAACGTAACGGATTGGGGACCAACTAATGGATGGTGACGGCATGCTATCGATGGAGTTACAGGCTCGACAGATCGCTGAAAACGCAACCCGTTACAACGGATCTGCTCCATGTCCAACCTGTGGAGTAATCATGAACCCTGTAGAATTTATGGCAAACAGAGGTCATTGCCTCTCTTGCGTCACACAACGCAATGCTCAACGAGTGAAAGGTAAGATGGCATAATGACAGTTAACTCATCACGTTCAATGAACGCAGGATTAGACGAAGGCGCA